TAAAAAATTGATATAAATCAATATAAATATTGACAAAAAACAGGTGTAATAAATTATAACAAAAAATAAAAATATGGAAACGCATGGAAAATATGTTTGTGAAATTAATTTTTTTATTGATACAGACAATTACGAGCGCGATGCTGTAAATGAGATAGCTTCAACTTTTGGTATTTATTTAATTCGAAAATATAGAAAAATATATAAGTTATGGTCTACAGAATATGATGGTAGTAAAATGTATTACATAAGAATAATACGTTGTTATAAGAAAGAAGAAGCTGATTTCATACTTCATAATGATGAAAAAGATATTACAATATATTTTAAATATTATAAAAAACAATCTAAAAAATAAAAATATGTGGACAATGACTATAAATAGGGGTAAAAATATAGCATTACAAGTTAATGATATACCTGATGAAATTGATGAAATAACTATTTTTAATATGCTTTATAAATATGGATTAAATTATATAATAAAATCTGATGGCATATACTTTTTTTTAGAAAGTGTTCAAGGAAAATTTTATAGACCTGATTTAATTTTTATAAGCGATAATAGTAGTGTTATTATTGATTATAATAAATTAAAAGACCAATTAGAACAATTTAAAAAATATTAAACATTTAATAAAAAAATTATGTATAATTAGAAAAAATTATATATATTTGTAAAAAATTAATCTAATGGAAATAAAATAATTAAATAAAGCTAAATATTTAAATATTGATATATGCCACAAAAAGAACGATATACAAAAGCAAAAATTTACGCAGATGCAATTAATAAAATTAAGCAATATCAACCTTCTAATTTGTCTGGGTTGATTAATCTTTTAGATTGTAGCGATAGTACTTTTTATAGTAAAATAAAAATAGATAGTAAGGAATATTTGGACATTTTGGAGAACTTAAAAAAGGAGAAGGAAAATGTTGCAAATGGATTACGAAAAAAGTTAGTAAAAAGCAACAATCCGACTGCTATAATTGCCGCACTAAAACTCTACGGCAACGACGAAGATAAACTGGCATTAAATCAGCAAAACATAGACCTAAAAGCTTCAGGCAAAATTGACTATCAAAAAGTTACGAAGATAGAAGGTAATCTTAACAAGTTAAATGAAGACGAATTAAAGCAGTTAAATGAATTGTTAGAAAAAATCAAAGAATGAACATAAAAACAAAAGACTTGATAGCTACAGATATAGCAGTTAAAAGAATACTGCTAAAAGCAAGCTTTTACGAGTTTTTTAAATTTTTTTGGGACACAATAAATCATGAGCAACTGGTTGATAACTGGCATATAAAATACTTATGCGATGAATTACAAAGCGTTGCAGAGCGTGTATTTCGCAGGGAGCAAAAGCTTTATGATTTAATTATTAACATACCTCCGTCGAGCTCAAAAACATCTATTGTCAATATTTATTTTCCGCTTTGGTGCTGGATAAATGATTTTACATTGCAATTCATTAATATTAGTTATAGTCATCAGCTATCAACTGCTATTAGTGAGAAATGCAGAGATATAATGCGTAGTGATAAATTTCAAACGTATTTTTACGATATAAAAATCAAAGAAGACAGCGACACGAAACAGTATTTTAGAATACAGAAAGATAGAACAATAGGTGGCTTTAGATATGCAACGTCTACAGGTGGGACAATAGGTGGTATTCACGGACATTTTATAAATTTAGACGACCCTTTAAACCCTACTGATAGCTTATCTGACGTTATGGTAAAGAATTCAAATGAATGGTTAGATAATGTTTTATACAGTAGAAAGGTAGACAGCAAGGTAAGTGTAGTTATATTAGTTATGCAACGGTTACACGAAAATGATATAACTGGATATATGTTAAGTAAAAATGCCGATAATATAAAACACATATGTTTGCCAGCTGAAATAGACGACAAAAACTTGCCAACACCGATAGAATTAAAAAAATATTACAAAAATAATTTGTTAGATGAAAAACGTTTATCACGAGAGATATTAGAGCAAAAGCGAATTGAGATGGGCGATTATGCTTTTGCTATGCAGTATTTACAAACGATAGTGCCAAAATCTGGAGGCTTTTTTAACGTGGACAAACTAATAACAATTGATAATTTTAATGAACATGATGCAGTGCAGGTTGTTAGGTACTGGGACAAAGCTGGTACACACGAAGCAGGTTGTTATACAGTAGGTGTAAAGATGGCTAAAACACCTGACAATAAATTTTATATATTGGATGTTGTTAGGGGACAATGGGAGGCAAGCGAGAGAGAAAGAATTATAAAGCAAGTGGCTATAGGCGATGGTGCTGATGTAACTATTTATATAGAGCAAGAACCTGGCAGTGGTGGTAAAGAAAGTGCAGAGAGCACTATTAGGAATTTAGCTGGTTTTAAATGTATTGCAGATAGGCCGACAGGAGATAAAATAAAAAGGGCAGATACTTTCGCAGTGCAACTAAATGCAGGCAATGTATATATGCTAAGAGGTGGTTGGAATGCAGAATATAAAAGGGAGCTTGAGTATTTTCCGTATGGCAAATATAAAGACCAGGTTGATGCAACAAGTGGAGCTTTTAATATGTTAGTAAAAGGTAATAAAGCAAAAGTTTTAAATTATTAGTTAAGTAAAAAAAATTATATAAATTAGCAAAAAAATATATATGAAAAAGCAAGATATATTACAAAGTTATGAAAAGCTAAATAAACGTATTACTGCTTTACAGGAGGATTTGTCAAGACTTGATTTCGCAAACTTATTTTTGCAGTATGGTGGTGATAGAGATGTATACACTTCACTGGGGTATAATTTAGCACCAACTTTTGCAGATTTTTATGCAAGGTATAGAAATCATGATATGGCAAAAGCAATAATAGATAAGTTATGTAATTACACGTGGCGAGGAGATGTTAGTATTTATAATATTACAGAGCAAGATAACGAGCAAAATTCACTTTATAAAGTTTGGAATGAATTAAATAAAACGTTACGATTACAAAAGAAGTTATTACAGTTAGATAAATTGTCAATGATAGGCGAATATGCGTGTCTGCTATTAGGTTTTAACGATGTAAAAAGTAATGAAGATTTCAAAAAAGCTGTTAATAAAAATAGTAAACTTTTATACGTTACACCACTATCGCAAGCTAATTGCGAAATAAGTATATATGAGAATAACAGCAATAATGAGCGTTATGGTTTACCTTTATTTTATAATGTTAAGATAACTAACAATAACACTACTATAACTTTGCAAGTTCATTACACACGCATTATACACGTTGTCTATGACGCATTAGATGATGAATTGAGAGGTGTACCATTTCTATTGCCAATATACCACAGGTTAGAAGATTTGGATAAAATTATTGGTGCTTCAGCAGAAATGTTCTGGCGTGGAGCTAGACCTGGTTACCACGTTAATATTAGTAATGAAGCTTATGCTGACGATAACGAAATTGCTAACAAACTTGAGCAAAGCTTGACAAAATTTGAACATAACTTACGTAGGTTTATAGCAACGCAGTATGTTGACAAAATAGAAAGTTTACAACAACAAATTGCAGACCCTACAAATTTCGCAGACGTGCAATTCCAAATTATATCAGCACTCACAGGCATACCTAAACGTATTTTATTTGGTAGTGAACGAGGCGAATTAGCTAGCACGCAAGATAAAGAAGCGTTCAATGAAGTTATCTGGGCACGAAGGAAAGCTTTTGCTGAACCCGAAATTTTGAATAAACTAATGGCAAGACTAATAGAAATAGGAACAATAAAACAGACTGATTACACGATAGAGTGGCAGAGTGTATATGATGAAGATATAAATCAAAGAACCGAACGTGCATTAAAATTAGCACAAGCTATAAATACATTTACTGCGAACCCTTACAATGAGGAATTTATGCCGAAAGAGACGTTTATGCGAATTGTTTTAGGTTTCACAGATGCTCAAATAGAAGAAATCACAAATGATTTAAAAGATATAAATGATGTTATTTTTAGCAAAGAAAAAGATTTAGAAAATGAGTAACATAGTTGTAAATGGCTTTAAAACGCATATTAAAAAACCGCAAGACCCAGCGAATATACTGCGTTTGCAATTGAAATATGAACGAGCTTTATTCAAAAAAATTACTGATATAGAAAAAATAATAAAGTATGCAATAGTAGATAGAGATGTTTTTGGATTAAACGAACAATTTGCAATTATGCAACTTACACCACCACCGCAGAGGGCTTTTGCTTTTGATACGAACACTAAAAAGATACAAGCGTTTATTGATTGGCTAAATAGTTTGATAAATGAAGACCTATTAAGACTTGGCACAATGGCAGATATTGGCAATGTAAATGAATTTTGGGGCAACGTTTATATATTTGAAAGCTATCAGCGTGGTGTTCAAAATATTAGGTTTGATTTAAAACAGCAAGGTGTCTATGATTTTAAAGATATAGACGCAGTAATGCACACGCCAGTGCACTTGGAAAGAGTTGCACAGATGTTTTTGCGAAACTATGAGAATTTGAAGGGCATTACTGCTGATATGAGTAAACAGCTGGCTACTGCTTTAAGTGAAGGCTTTATAAACGGTTTGTGGCCTCGTGATATAGCTAAAAATTTGGTAGAGTTGATAGAGAAGGGCAAAATGCCCGACATATCCATAAAAGATAAGATTGGCAGAACTATTAGCACAAAGCATAGAGCTAGTTTGTTAGCTAGAACAGAATGTATTGCAGCACACGTAAATGGGGCAGTAGAAGAGTGTTTACGTATGGGCTATGAAAAAGGACAAATATTTGCTGAATACATTGCAGGTTACGATGATAGAGTTTGTGATGAGTGTGCAAGATTGCATATGGAAGTATTTACATTAGAAGAAATTAGAAATATGATACCTATGCACCCACAATGTAGATGTACGTTTGTGCCGATTGTAAAATAAAATAAAAAATATATATTATGGACGAGAACGAAATTAAAGAAAAGCAGGAGAAATTAGATAAAGCAGCTAATGATATGAAGAATATTGGTTGTGGTATAATATCTATTATTCTTTTAGCTGGAATAATTATTTATTGTATAATATTATTAGGAGCATTATTTTAAAAAAATTTTTAAAAAAGTATACATATGTTAAAAAAATGATATATATTTGCAGAAAAAAGCTATGAAGAAGGTAATTAATAAAATTAACAAAAAATTGCAGAACGTTGATTTAAAGCAGGTTTTATACGCTTTTATACGATGTTTTTTAGTAGCTATTGTATATATAATTAATTTTGTATTTTTGTTTTTGCAATTAATAGTAGCTGTTATTTATTTATTTTTTGAAAAAATAACTAACTACTTAACAAAGTTAGAGATAAAAATAAAAATGTTATGGACAAAATATTTATAGTGCAACCCTACCCAAATGAGCATGCTTGCCGTGTTAATGACCCGAAAAAATATGAACGTTTTGCACGTAAGGAATTCGAGCATGAAGGCAAAAAATACTATGCTATAATTGGTTTTTTCAAAGACGGTGGCAGTGAAGTGCAAGCTTATAGATACCCAAAAGATGTATGGTCAGAAGCACAAGCTAGGGAGCACTGTAAAAATCACGATGGACAAACTTTTGAAGCAGCACGGACAGATATAGAGCAAATTGCAAACGAATTTACAACTGAACATGTAGAAATAGAAGGCAAAGATTATATTAAATTGCCAGTTGTATTTCTAAAAGAAGGAATATTAGAAGGGAGTGCGGGTGCTCTATTACACAAAGCAGATATATTCAAAGATTATGCAGAAAAATTTAATAAGATACCTATTACATATATGCACCCGACGTTGAACAATGAATTCGTAAGTGTCAAAGATAATTGTACAGATGTTTTAGGTTTTTTAGACAATGTAAGCTACAACGAGCAAAAAAGAGCATTAGAAGGTTACGCATATATAGACAGTGCCTTGCTAGAAAATAAATACGTACATTTACACGATTTAATTAACAAAAACTATAATATTGAGGTGAGTGTAGGTATTTATAGTGAAATAGAAAATACAGAAGGCATTTATAATGATAGAAAACACATCGGTGTAGTTATGAATTATGAGCCTGACCACCTTGCTATATTAGGTGAGTTGACAGGAGCATGTAGTTATAAAGCAGGTTGTGGTATTAGAAATAATCAGCAACTTGCTAATAATATAAATAACAATAACAATAAAAAAATGGAAGAAATGGAAGAAGAAAAAAAATTAACATTAAACGAGCTTATAGAAAAGCTCGAAGATAAGGACAAAAGTATAGTAACGCAAGCGTTGTCCTTATTAGAAAATAAAAAGAAAGAGCTAATTGATGTTATAGTGAATGCAAATCCAAAATGGGATAGGAAAGAATTAGAAAACGAGTGTGTGTCCCAGCTTGAGAAAATTGCTGAAGCTATAAATAATGTAGCAAAAAAAGCAGAAGTAGAGCAAATAGCTAATGTTAGCAAAGAAAAAGAAAAAGAGCAAGCTAACTACGTAGCTAATGCTACTTCTACAACAGTTGAAACATCAATATTAACATTGTAAAAAAAAGGAGGTAAATATGAAAAATACAATTGTAGTAAAAGGTAATGGCATAAAGAGTGAGTTTTTATGCAAAGAAGAAGTATATCCTGGAATGTTGGTAGAGTTAACAGCAGATAATGGTGTAATTAAAATACAGAAAAACACTAATGCAAATAATTTAAAGGAAACATGCTTTGTAACTGAATATGAGGCATTTGGCAAGACGATATTAGATAAAGCAAACACTGGTGATACAGCACACGTATATTTTGCAAATGCTGGTGATATTATATATACTAGAGTTGATGGTGGAGTAACTGTAGGAGATAAATTAGTGTCAAATGGGTCTGGTTTACTGAAAGAAGTAATTGCTGCAAATGCAACTGGAACGAGTTCTGCTATAACTACTGCGCCTACATATCAAGGTGTAGCAAGTGGATTGACAATTAGTGGATTGACAATTAACGGAGAGAATACTGCTATACCTGCTAATGCTACATATGCAGATGTAGCAAGTGGATTGACAATTAGTGGAACGACAATTAGTGGAACGAGTACTGCTATAACTACTGAGCCTACATATGCAGGTGTAGCAAGTGGATTGACAATTAGTGGATATGGTGTAACTGCTATTGCATTAGACAGTGCAGAGGAAATAGAGAGTGGAATTTGGTTTGCAAGAGTAATAATATTATAATAAAAGGAGGTATAAAATGGAATTAAAAGTAGATAAAAATACATTGTTTGGAGATTACAATGCGATTACACGTAATAGACCCTATATAGATAAAGACGGTAGGGCAAAGATTAGCGTTTATCAGGGGGGTGATATAAACGACCCTAAAAGTTACACACAAAAACTGATAGACAACGATATGGCTATATTTACACCTGAAGAGTGGAAAACAATAGACACTAGATTACGTGAAATTGCAGCTAGCAGACAGGTTGGAATAGCTAAATTAAAAGAATTAGGTTTAGTTTATAATTTGGCAAATCCTTTTGCTAGTCAAAGCTTGGAGTATATGAAAACTAGCGATATGCACGACGCTTCTGTAAATATGAATTTTAAAGTTACTAATGAAACTGACAAACAAGCTGTAAAAACAGCTAATATACCTATACCTGTAATCAGTTGGAAATGGGGCTTTGATGTTAGAGAATTACAGATGTCTCGTTTATATAATAGACCACTTGACTTACAAGGTGCAAAGGTAGGTGCGAGAAAAATAGGTGAAAAGTTAGAAAGCATGATGTTTGGAGCTAATGCAACGATACTTGATAGCAAAAAAATTGATAGCATTATTAGCTTTGGTGATAGCAATAAGTTAGATAATAACAGTTTACCGTATGCCTTCCATGATTGGACAAATACAACTACAACTACCCCAGCTATTATTTTACAAGATGTTTTGGAATTAAAGAAAATATCTATAAAAGACAAACATTTTGGTAAATGGATATTATTCGTTTCGCAAGATATTGAAAATAGACTTGATGAAGATTACGCATTAGATGCAAATACAAAAGCATATGTTCCGTTGATGGATAGGATTAAGAAGATAAATAGCATATTAGATGTAGTTGTTAGTGATTTTTTGCCTAAAAAAACCGTTGCCCTTGTGCAAATGACAAATGATACAATTGAATTAATAAATGGTATGGAATTAACTACCGTGCAGCTGATGAACGCTGGTGGTTTGAATTTTGAAATGCTATCTTTTGTAATGCAAACGCCCGCCGTTAAATCTGACTATGACGGGAATTGTGGCATAGTTATAGGAACATATCAATAATATTAATGTTATGAAATTAAAAATAACTGCAAAAAGTTACAATTATAAAGGCAAAGAGTATCACAAAGGTGATGTTTTAGAGCTAGATAGTATTGAGCAAATACCTGTTATTTTCAGGCAATTCTTTACAATAGTAGAAGATGACAAAGTTAATAATGCAGCTGATAAAGTTATTGATAATAAAAATACCGAAGACACTACTACTACTGAAATAAAAGAAGAAGCTAAAAGTGATACTACTGCTAAAAAAGTAACTACAGCAAAAACAGTAAACAAGGCAAAAAAATAATTATATGGCAAATAGAGTGACTGCAGCAGATGTAAAAGTTATAATAAAAACAACGCTTGCAGATGCTGATATAACAAAATTTATAACAGACGCAAACGTTTTTGTAAATGTTTATTTATTAAATAAAATTAATGATAATGAATTATTAGCAGAGATTGAAAAATACACTGCTGCACACTTTATTGCTATTTCGATAGAACGGCAAACTACTTCCGAGAAAATAGGTGAAATAACTTTACGGTATAATGACGTGGCTGGCGTTGGCTTGCAATCAACAACTTATGGGCAGATGGCATGCAAATTAGATTATACTGGGACATTAGAAGGCTTAAATAATAGAAAAGGTAACTTTAAATTCATTGTAACATGAGCAGTATTGATACTTTTATAGATGTAATTTGTAATGAGGATTGGACATACTTTGCTAGCAGCGGCATTGATAACAATGGTGATTTTAGCTATAGCACTGGTGTAACTATTAAATGTAAAAGTGAGCAAGTTATTGTAAACGTTGTGAAAGACGATAAAATTGTAAGTGAAGCAAAAACAAAGTTATATACTAAAAGCAAAGTAACAGCTGGTGGCTTTTTAGTAAATGGAGCAAATAAAACATTTACTAGCTCACCGTTAGAACTTGCTAACTGCTATAAGATTTTGCAAGTTGCAGAGCACACTGATAAAAGTAGTAACATTAAATATTATGAAATATGGCTGTAACAGTGAGATTGCAAGGTATAGAAAAGGCAATAAAAGATATAAATAAATATCTCGTAGATTACAAAGGTGAGACAGACAAAGTGTTTTTTGAATTTTATGCAAAAGTTAGGCAAGACGCTATGACTGTTACTCCGACAGTGCCAAAAGACACTGGCAATTTGAGAAATAGTATGTTTTTTACTTTTAGTAAAGGATATAAAGATGGCAGAGGTGCAAAGCAAAACACTGATTTAATTAGTAGATGTCAGGCTGAATGCAGAATGGCATACACTATAAATAAACCTACTGCTATAATAGGTTTTGCTGCAGAATATGCTGCAAAAGTACATGAAGCAGTAAATCAACGGTTCAGAGAACCTGGCTCAGGGGCTAAATACTTTGAAACGCATTTAAAAAGTAATGAAACTTATTTTGTAGAATTATTAAAAAAACACGCACGATGACAGGAATTGCAGGCATAATTAAAGATTATTTAGTGAGCAAAGGCATAACATACACTTATGTAAATATTATGCCACAAACTCCGCAAAAGTGTGCAGCTGTCTACGATGTAGCTGGTAGAAGCCCTGATTTTACGTTCGATGGAGCTAAATTTAGGAGACCTTCTATTCAAATAACTACTCGAGATTACAAATATGATGGTAGCTATAGTTTAATTAGTAATGTAATTAGTTATCTAGAAGAGCTAGAAGGCACTACTTATAATAATATACAATTTATAGCAGTAGAGCAAACGACAGATATTTTTAGCTATGATTATCAGGATGAGTACAATAATTTACTAAAATGCTTTGCAGTTAATTTTAATTTAGAAATTTTTAAACAATAAAAAATATGGCAACAAAAATTTTAATTGGAAAAGATACACGACTTTGCATCAAAGATGGTGCAAGTTATGTAAATATGGCTGGTGCACGCAATATTGGATACCCTTCTGCAGCACCTGACGAGTTAGATATTACGCAGTATGGGGTAGCTGGCGACTTTGATAGCTTTCAAGCTGGTATGATATCAGCTGGTGAGTTCACAGTAGAAATGCAATACCTGGCAAGTGAATATGATAAATACTTAACATTAATGTTTAATAAAACATTAAACGAGTTTCTTATTGCGTTTAAAACCGAAACTGGTTATAAAGAGTATACCTTTAATGCTTACATTTCGCAGATGCCGATTACGTGTGTGGTTACAGAAATAATGACTTATGAAATTACTTTGCAGCTAACAGGTGAGATAACAAAGCACACTGGCACATCGTTAGTACCTTCAATTTTACCCACACTGCAATATGGTATTATAGGCAAGGGAACAAAAGTTGAGTTGAGTGTGGATGGCACTACTTATAAAGCAGTTAAATTTGCTTATGAATGCAACGGACCGGATTTTGCTTTAAGTTACGAAGATGTAACTTCGTTTGAAACAGTAGGAATGGTGAAAGAGCAACTGCCTATGACGTTTAGCGTAGGTAACTTTGCAGTAACTGCTATAGCTGCAGATGGCTATGGAACAAATGAATTAGGCTATGACGAATTATTAACTTTTGTAACTAATCAAACTTTATTATATTTTAGAATAACATATCCATCGACTGAAAAATGGCTTGGTAGAGCATACTTAATGGACTTAACCAGAGACTTGAATATAAAAGGTAAGCAAGGGATTTCGTTTAATTTACGAATTACAGAAAAACCTACATTAACAGGAGTTACAATAGTAGATTTATTAGACCAAGATGTTTTAGATGTTATAGAGCTAATCAGTGATTTGCCTATGCCAGACGATATTACTGATGTTAATTACACTACTTATATAGCTGATACAACTACTGCATATCAAAGTTATAAAGCTTTGACAAATAATCAGAAAAATCAGATTAGCTTTATATTGATATATAAACTTAATCAGGTAATGGAAAAGATAGACACACTGAATTTAGCAGATAATAATCCACCTATTGATTGGGACACATAAAAAATACAGTTATGATACCAAATGTAGAATTTTTAGAATATGGTAATGACAGGGTACCTGTTATTGTTACACTTACAGTTTTAAGCAAAGCTAACATTGATTTTAAAGAAAAATACGATAAAGATTTACTTGAAATTATTCTAACAGATAAACCTGGTGCATATTATATAGAAGCTATTACATATCTTTTTAAACACGCAATAGTGATAGGGTGCGAACGAGCTAATGTAAAACTAAAAAAAGAATGGGAAAAAACTGATGTACTTATAGACGATTATGATATCTTTTTAAAATTCGTTGAAATAACAGTGAAAAGCTTAACAGCTCTAACTGATAAAGGTAATGAAGCAAAAACTACGGAAAAAAAAATGAAATCAAAAATGTAAGTGAATTAATAATGTTTTTTCGAGTGAGCTTGCCGTTTATGAGTTTTAATGAGATAATGGAATGTACAATTGGTGAGCTCACTTTTTTATTAGATAAACATTTAGAAATAGAAAATGAAAAATTAATATTTTTAGCTAGAAATATGTATGAGGTAGCAAGGTTTAATATTTTAAATATGTATGCACAAAATCCGTATGTAAAGGAAATTCCAAAACTTGAGTTCCCGTGGGACAATGAAAAAAAGGATAATTTAGATAGAATTGCTAGCAATGATGAATTTGAGGCATTTTTAAATAGTTTTATAAAAAAGGAAAATAATGGAAATTAGTGGTTTAATAGCAAAGATAGGCGTCGACTTGTCCGAATTTGAGCGTGGTATTGCTAAAATGCAAAGCAGATTGGATGATACTGCTAGCAAAATGGCTACTGTAGGCAAAAAGATGTCTTTAATGATAACAGCACCGATTGCAGCTGTTGGTGTAGGCAGCTTCAAATTATATAAAGATTATGAAAGTGTAGTAACCAAAATAACAAGTTTAACAGATGTAAGCAAAGAAGCGTGGAGCTCATTAGAATCGCAAGTTAAAGAAATAGCAGATGTAACTGGCAATAGTTTAAAAGAGGTTTCCGAAGGGTTCTATTTTATTGCGAGCTCTGGATTTCAAGGTGCAGCTGCATTAGATATTTTGGATAAATCAGCAAAGGCTGCTGCAAGTGGGTTGGGGACAAGTTCTGATGTATCGCAATTGCTAACAAGCGTCTTGCAGGCGTATGGCGAAGAAAATATAAGTGCTAGTAAAGCTACTGATATACTTATTCGTAGTGTGAAAGATGGTAAAGCAGAAGCGTCAGATATGGCAACGAATTTAGGTAGGATTTTGCCGATTGCCTCACAAATGAACGTTGGCTTTGAGCAAGTTAGTGCAGCAGTTGCTGGATTAACATTAATAGGTATGGACGTGCCCGAAGCTGTAACAGCAATACGTGGCGTTTTATCTGAAATGCTAAATATGAGTGAGCAAGGTAAACAAGCACTATTAGATATGGGTACTAGCTACGATGAGCTATATAATGTTTTAACAACGCAAGGTTTATTACCATTTTTACAGCAAATAGATGCATTAGTTGCACAATTTGGTGAGCAAAGCATTGCGAAAGTATTTAATAGTGTTAGGTCATTAACTGGTGTTTTAGGATTAGTAGGCAAGAATTCAGAGCAGGTTTCAGCTATCTTTAATGATATAGCTAATGCTGGAGGTGATTTAGATAAGGCGTTTGAAAACACGCAGCAAACTTTGCAATATAAATGGAACGTTGCTGTAGATAGTGCTAAAAGTGTTTTAATAGAACTTGGCACTGGCATAAAGGGAGCATTAGTACCTGTTTTAAATAGTTTATCAAGTTTACTAAAAGGCGTGAGCAACTTTTTTAGTAAATTATCAGATAGCACAAAAACTACAATAGTAGTAGTTGGTGGTTTGGTAGCAGCTATAGGACCGGCGTTGTTAATTGGGTCGCAAATTCTAAAAATTGTTAAAAGTATTATACCTTTGATTACTACATTAAAAGCAGGGTTTATAGGTTTACAAACTAGTGTTTTAGCTGGCACTACAGGTTTACAAGGTTTTAATTTAGCTTTTAAAATGTTAGGAAATTTAGCAAAAACTAATCCTTTTGGTTTAATATTAACCGCAGCTACATTATTAGTACCTGTTATTAGTAAACTTACTGGTAAACATAAAGAGCTGAACGAAGAATTAGAGGAGCAAAATAGTTTACAGAAAGAGATAGACGAAGCTACAAAGAATAGCACAAAAGAGCTAATGCAAGAGCAAATGCATATTAATAATACTGTATCTAAAATTATTAGCTATAATGAAGGAAATACAAAAAGAAAAGATTTACTAATAAAATTACAAGAGGAATATCCCAGATATTTTGGTAATTTAGACATTGAAAAAACGTCTAATGAACAATTATCTAAAATATTAAAAGAAGTAAACGCTGATTATGAGAAACGAATAAAACTAATGGCTAGTGAGCAGGAGCAAAAGATACTTATAGAAAAATTAGCAGAAGCAGAATTAAAAAGGCAAGAAATTTTAAATCAGCAAAGTAAGATAGAAAATGATTTAAATAAAAAACAAAAAATAGGTATAAACATTACTAATTCGCAAGTTAATTCTACAGAAGAATTAAGAGCTGAGGAATTAAAACAACAGCAAAATTTAAATGCACTAACAGGTCTTTATGATGTGAATAAAAATAAGTTACAAGAATTAGATAGCATAATAGCTGATTATGAAAATAGAATAAAAGAATTAATTGGCACTTATGATAACTTATCTGAAAGCATAAATACTACTAATACAGTTACTAGTAATTTTAATGATACTACTAAAAAAGCTACTAATGAATTATTAGACAACTGGAATAAATATATTGCTGATTTGCAAAGCAAATTCGCAATTTTAAAAACTGAAAATGAAAATAGAGGCAAAGATGAACTAACTTTATTAGTAGAAGAACGATTAAAAGTAAAAAATGAATTAGATGCACAATTAAAAGTTTGGCAAGAGTATTTAAATAATAAAAAAAATATAACTGCAAGCGAGCAAAATGCTATAAATAAGTTAATTGCAGAAGGTAATGCTTTATCACTACAATTAGAGCAAGAGTATTTAAAAAAGATAGCTAACTTAACCCCTGTTAGTAGCATACAGACAACGATTGCAGTAGATATAGACGGTGATTTGCAAAAGCAGATTGATAGCTACGAGCAATTAAAAAATGCTTACAATGATAGTAAAATTAGTTATGAACAATATATAAACGCAATAGTAAATGGTAACTATGATTTGGATACTATGATAGCAAAAAATCAGGCTATTGCAAAAACAATGAATGAATTACAAAATGCAGCTGTTAGCTTGTTTACTGGCATTGCAGAAAGCATAGGGGGTGCTATAGCTGGTATAAAGAGCTTTGGAGAATCATTATTAGGAACGGTTATGAGCGTAGTTAAAGGTTTATTACAAATAGCTATAGCTGAAGCAGTTAGAGGTATATTCTCAAAATCTGGAATTTTTGCTACTATGGGACCGGCTGGTATTGCGTTGATGTTAGGAATGTCTACGATGGCTTTAGCTGGCATAACTGCTATGCAAGGTAAAATTCAAGGTTTAGCAGAGGGTGGTTTAGTTACTAAAGGAGGTAGCTTTATAGTAGGCGAAAGAGGGAGAGAGATAGTTACATTACCAGCTGGCAGTGCTGTTAGTCCTATGCATAAAAACATAACTAACAACGTTTATTTGAGTGGTGAATTGAGCACAAGAGTGCGTGGTGAGGATTTGGAATTTGTTTTAAATAGAGTAGAATTTAAAAACAGGAAACGATGACAAAATTATTTGAATTTACATTTTTAGATATATATAATAAAACGTATATAATTAGTATTTATGATAGTGAAGGCACTACGCAAGGTAATGTTCTAACTGCTAAATTGTATGGTCAAGACGGCTTTATTTTAAACTACGAAAAAGAGAATATAGACATAGTGCAAGGTGGCATAATTAAAAGTGATTTGACTTTTAGTATTGTAAATGAAAATGGAGTATTAGATAACTTTTTAAAAGATTTACAAATATATGAAAATAGGTATTTGGTAGATATAATTTATAATAGTAATAAATTATATTGGCGAGGAGTAATGCTAAATGATTACATTACATTTGAGGATAGCAAATTACAAGTTGTTAAGTTTAATTGCACTGACGGGCTTGGTTTATTACAAAACATTGATTATACAGATGATATAAGCAAGTTAGATAGCACTACAATGCAGTTTGATAGCGACGCATTTGGTAACGGTTTGATAGATGTAATTAGTAGAGCTTTAAGCTTTAATCCTACAACGAAATTTTTTGAAGGTGGTTATAATTATATTTATTACACAGCTGATTACATAAGTGAAGATATGCTAAATGATTGGGACGCATTGGTTTACACTAATATTTTAAAGCACAAAGCTGATACTACTTTGCTAGTTAGTCCGTTTGCAGATTATACGATAAAACAGACATTGGCTGGTAATAGAATTAAAGTATATGAATATAGAAGTTGTTATGATGTTATAAATGAATGTTTAAAAGTATTTAATTTATGTTTATGCCAGAGATATGGAGTTTGGTATATTTTTAATATTAGAGATTTTGAGAAGAACAAAGATAATTTTATATTAAATAGTGTTAATTTTGCTGATAATAGTTATTATAAAAATATAAGAAATAAAGATTTAAAAGAAAGCGTTGTAAATAATTATTTTTCTATAGGTGGAAATAATAGTAACAAGAGGGGAGATGGAGAATTTAGCTTAAATACAGTAGTCAAGAAAATAGAGCAAAAATATGTGCCGTACTATGTAAAGGAAGGCAAATTTAATAATCTTATATATAGTGGTAATCACGGTGGAGATTTGCAATGGTATAGCTATCCAGCTGGTGTTGTAACAGGTGTTAGTAATGGCAACGTAGTTTATGAAAGTAATTTCAATAATTGGAACTTATGCAGTAAATATCACTATCACAATGAGTTAGACATATTTACTGCGATGACAAAATTGCAATTTTTAATAAATTTTGCGATAAAATATACATTAGATAGTGGTAGTGGCTATGTTCATACGAGTATGATTAAACCTAAAATGGATCTAAACCTAAAAGTAAATGGTAAATGGTTAGATAATAATGGTAACTGGGTAGATAACCTACCTATTGATAATTGGTGGCATAAATTTACAGGTGTTTTTGATGGTTACGATAGAGTGATAAATGTTAACTTTAGTAAATACTTTGATTTACTAATTCCTAATCAGAGCACTGGTAAGTTAGAAATAGATTTTTATTTTAGAATTTATACACAAACAAATGTAATAGGTACACTCCCCTGGAATTTTAAAATTACTAATATAGAAAATAACAGCGTTTTAAAATTAGTAGATAACAATGGCAACGA